GCCAACTAATATTGCTAAAGACACATCGGTTAAGGTGGTTAATGGTAAAATTGTTTTTGGAACTGATGTTACCTCAATAAAGAAAGAGGATTGTCCAGATCCAATTTCAAGAACTAAACTGCAGGCAACATTATTAAAAAATAAAATTAGTGGTTAATGGCGCTTAGTGATCAAATATTAAAATACCTTGAGCCAAAGCTAACTCCGCCGAGCATTGATGTGCTTGATTTGGAGACACCTGAATCCGGTAAATCAATTAGGGATCCTAAGAGTTCAGGCTATGCTCAACAGTTGGGCAGAAAATCTCCGCTTGTTAAAATAGGAAATGCTAGAATCCAGCCAGACAGTATTATATCAATGAACGTTTATACAGATTCGTTGATTCCGACAATTCACTTAACTATGATTGATTCTACCGGTTCATTAACTTCAGTTGGTTTTCCAAAAACAAATCCATTAATGAGCGTATATGTTGCACCTGGCCATCCAAAATTAATGTCATTTGCTCAAACTTTCTTGATAACTAATATTCAGTCAATTCCGCTTGGAGGATATTCAACTAGATATGATTTCTTTGGAGAACTATACATTCCAAAATTAAATGGAAATTTTATAAAGTCGTATTCTAAACTATCATCTGCTCAAACACTAAAGAAGATCGCAGAAGAATTAGGATTAGGTTATGCTAATAATGAAGATTCAACTAATGATACAATGACGTGGATTAATCCTAACTTAAACTACAAAGCATTTATAAAACATGTAGTTGATCATGCATATAAAACTGAAAAAACATTCTTTGATTGTTTTATTGACCGATATTACGTTCTTAATTTTGTAAATGTTGAAAAACAATTTAAACAATATAAAAAGGACGAAGAATTACCAGTAACATATCCATCGTATTCTCCGGAATTTTTGGACTCAGCTAGAACTGAAGCTGGTAACGTACCAGATGGAGCAGATAATACGATTCCACTATTATTAACCAATATTGACGCTGGGCCGATTGGTTCGGAATTACGAATATTGGAGTACTCAATGATTGGCGATAATGGAGATATTCTAAAGACTGAAGGCTTTCGTAAGAGAGTTGTACTTTATCGACATGGAGAAGATTCTCCAGTAAAGAACTGGTTTTCAGAACCAATTTCAGAACCTTCACCGGATGGAGTAACTGCATATCAAGCACCAGAATTAACTGACTACTTAGAGAATGATATTGTAAAATGGATGGGAACTGACTATAGTAATGCTCATGATAATTATAAATTTGCAAAGCTATTAAATACGCATAATCGAATTGAGGCTGAAAAGAACGTACTAAAGGTTAAACTGCCAGGTTTCAATCATAGCATAACTAGAGGAAGCCGATTAAAGGTAGATATTTATGACACCCGTTCAAAAAAGATAATGGACGGTAATTTAGAAGATGACATGGCTGTTGATGATAGTCAAAAAATAGAAGGCACCAATAGTGCAAAGATGACTGACTTAATTTTGGACAAATACTTAAGCGATACGTATTATGTTAAGGAAATTATTTACAGATACGATGTTCAAAGACCTGAAAAATCATTTAGCACTGAATTAATTCTATGTAGAAGAAATTGGGTGCCTGAACCAAAAATGGAAAATATAGTTTAAAAAATGGCTCAATTAATAAACGGACCAAAAAGATGGAAACAATTTGTAAAGAGCTCACTTAGTGATTTACAAGATCCTACCTTTTTAACATTTGATATAGATTTCTTTCCACCTAAATACTATCTAGGTGGCGATCAAGTAGCATTGCATTATGACGCTTTATTTAAACCAAGCTTAGCTGAAACTGACCCAGGTAAAAATAAGTTTAACTTTGTTGAATGGCCAGCAATTGATTGGTTAATGGAGTATGGGTCACCTTGGACAAAAACTAAATCTGATAAGCTGATGGCGGCAACCGTGCTGCTTAACCAAATACAGGACAGCCCATGGTACTTTCAGTCAATTACTGGAATAGATTCATTATGGAAAGCAGCAAGCAGAGTAAAGCAAGGCGATAAGAAAGCTGAGATAACAATTAACTGTATTGACACAATTCAACAACCTTTACTTAGATTCGCAAACTATTATAGACAAGCAATATTCGATCAAGACCGATTGTCTTACACCTTACCGGATAATCTTAGAACCTTTGATATGACAATTACCCTGTTTGAGATTAGAGATATCCTTGATGACCGAGGTAGATTAACCAATGGATTGTATCAATTAAAGTACAGACTACAACGTTGCGAATTTGACTTTGATCAAATCTTATCTGGGCCAACAATGACCGAGGTTAAAGCTTATTCAACTGACCAACCTTTTACAACGTCATTTAAGATTAAAGCAGATTGGGTAATTGAGGAATCTGAATTTTCAACAGAATCTGATTATCATTCTCTTGGTATTTTTTCAGGAATTATGAATACTCTTGAAGGCCGAGCTCAAAGATTCTTAAGTAGTGCTGCAAGTTTGCCAGCCAGATTAATTGGAGACCTAACTAATCGATTACAAACAGGTCTTGAAACCTCTTTAGCACAAAACGTGTATAATAGAAGTAATGAGGTCTTATCCACAAACGAAGTCTTTGGCAGAAGATCGCCAGTTGGACCAGGAGGAGGATTATCAGTAAATGATGACGTTTACCAAGAAGATATAGCTAATCCAATTGTTACGGATGGCCAGCTTGGAGACGTTTATCCATAAAATACAGTAGTTAATGAATACTAATCATGAAATTTTTAAGGATCCTACTGGATCTGATAGGCTAACAACTAAATACTTAGGTGAAGTAGTTGACGTGAATGATCCTTTGAGAGAAGGCCGTTGTAAAGTTAAAGTGTTTAGCATATTTGATTCATTAGTAGTTGATGATATTCCATGGGCAGTACAATCTCAAAAACCTGCATTCTTTGGGCAGGACGCAAAGGCTGGGTCAATTTCAATTCCTAAAAAAGGAGCAATTGTTAACGTTAGATTTAATAATGGTGATCTGTACTCTCCAGAATACGAGCAAGTGCAAGAGATTGGAGATGATATTAAGGAGGAATTACAGAAGAGTACAATTTACGAATATGAAGGCGCTCACTATTTCCTGTTTGATGGAGATGAGAAGATTAAAATGTATTTTACTAAAGGCCGAGGTTTGACATTTGAAATGAAAGATTCTTACATTAACATTGATCAAAATTCAAAGATTGAAATTTATCATAAGGACGGACTTTCATCAGTTGAATTAGATGGTAATGTGATTACTGTAATGAGTCAGTCAAATGTAAATGTTATATCAAACGCAATAAAAACAACAGCTCAAACAGTACACATTGATGGGCAAACAACTCGACTTGGAGCTTCAAATGTTGTACAGAGCGCAGTTATGGGAGATTCCCTATATGCTACAATGCTAGGCCTAGCTGCAATGATTGATGCTAAAATGCCAGTAACCGCTGGAGCTGCTCAGCAGTTTGTTAATAATATGAAAGACTCGTTTTTATCTGAAACGGTCTCAATTGGAAAGTAACTAAACTTAGTTAGGTTAGTTAGTATTATACTGTAAATAATTGACTTGACCCTTTATCTTGAAGAATTACTATGATATACTTGGAGTAAACGAAACTTCAACCCAAGACGAAATTAAAAAGGCGTATCGCAAGCTCGCGATAAAATATCATCCAGATAAGAATAAAGAGGACGGCGCTGAAGATAAGTTTAAAGACATAGCCGCTGCATACGAAACTATAGGTTCCGAAGACAAGCGTAAAGCCTATGACTCTTCTAGAAACCCCAATAATAATTTTGACCAATTTGGGTCATTTCATGAATTTACTAGAAGAACTTCAGACTTTCGGTACTTATCAATAACTATAGACAAATGGGCAACAATTAAGGAATTAATGGATGGTGCTGACTTTGATATACAGTACACGGTTTCAAAAACATCAGCTGGGTCAGCAAAAACCGAGTCAAAAAGAATTAATGTTAAGCTTAATTTAGGCAATGACGCCTACCCGATCACTATAGAAAATGGCAGGTACTGTGTTATTTTAAAAGTTAGAGGAGCCGGATCTCAACAAGACGTTGAAGATACTGATTTCTTTGGTAGAAAAAGAAATGTCACAGCAACTGGCGACTTAATTATCAGAATAAACATTGATATGTTGGGTCTGGAAATAGAAAATAGCGACATCATTCATATAGTTGAGATGAGTCTATATGATGTATTATTTAACGAAGAAATCATCCTAGAGAGCCCAATGGGCAAAAAGTTTAGAATCAAGTCATTCAATAAAGATACGATTAGTGATCTAACGGTTAAGATAC